CAAAATTAAAAATGTAAACAAGTTTAAAGATAATAATAGTTTTCTTATTTTTTATTAAATGGATATTAAAATAAAAATGGATAATTATTTAGAAAATAATATTAAAATTGACAATATTAAATTTCAAAAAATGTTATTTCTTTTTAATGCTATTGAGGAAGGTTGGTCTATTAAAAAAAAAAATAACTCATATGTATTTTCAAAAAATCACGAAGGAAAAAAAGAAGTATTTGAAGATAATTATTTAGATCAATTTATGAAGTCTAGTTTTGATATGAGGTCTGTTATTTCTTAGACGATAAAATGGTGATATTCATTATTTTTACAAATAAATATATTTATTTTGTAAAAATAATTAATTAAATTTAATTTCCAAAATTTTTTTTCTTTAGCAACTATATAAAATGGGAGGTGGATTAATGCAACTCGTGGCCTACGGCGCTTAACAACTTGGGCGCCAACAGTGAGCTGCTATTATGGGTCGTATATCTCCATAATAGAAAAACAGTGTAAATATACGGATTGATGATTTATCAATCATATAACTTGCTAGTGATTTATTGGATCAATCTTTTAAAGGTTGAGTAAATCGCAAGATTGTCAAATTGCGGGGACTTACTTAGAGCTTTAACTACTTCTTATTCATGGTGACATAGAATAATACCATAGGGTAATGACCGATGGCATAGTAAAAACGTTAAAGATTGGATAATCCGCAGCCAAGTATCTTATATCGAAACAATTTAAATATAAATAAATAAGTAAAGCTAATGGAAAATTTAGGAGAAATATATTGTTTAACAAGCCCTTCAGGAAAAAAATATATAGGGCAATGTTGTAAGTATTTATCTAGTGGAAAAAAGTGGGGGTATCTTAGTAGATGGAAAGATCATATTAGAGATACCAAAACAAAAAATTATTGTAGATTATTAAATAATGCGATTCGCAAATATTCTCCAGAAAATTTTTTACTAGAAATAATTAAAGAATGTAATATTGAAGAATTAAATTATTATGAAGAATATTACATAAATATTTACAATACATTAACTCCAAATGGCTATAATTTAACTACTGGTGGTAGTATATGTCGTCAATCAGAAGAAACAAAAAAATTAAAACAACAAAGTATGATTGGAAAAAATAAAGGTAAAATTTTAGAAAAAAGAAAAAGAAATCGTGAAGAAGATAATAATTTACCTAAATATTTAAGATATTATATTGACAGTTCAGGAAAAGAAGGATATAGAATATCACATCATCCTAGTTTAAAAGATAGATCATTTGTAGGAAAACAAATTTCATTAGAAACAAAATTACAATTAGCATTAACTTATTTAGAACAAACAACGCTAGATATAAGATAAAGGTTCAGAGAGTAGACGGCAATCGGGAATTCATGATAGTTCTAGCAAAACTTGAAATTTCCTAAGGTGTACTCCGGCCCTAGTAGAAATACTAGGGATAATCGCAAGATGTTTACCTTACTGGTAATCCTCAAATTACTTTTTGGAAAGTTACTTACAGACGTTACACAAACTTTGCTATTGAATCAATTGAGCAAACTTTCAACGGTCAAGCCGATTTCGGTCGTCGTGTCCAATGTACTATTAGCCGAAACGGTGATTTGGCTTACCGAACATATCTCCAAGTTACACTTCCAGAGATCAATCAACTTATGGGTGTAGGAAACTATTCTGCCTCAGATGCTCGTGGAGTATATGCTCGTTGGTTAGATTATCCCGGCGAGCAACTTATTGCTCAAGTTGAGGTTGAGATTGGTGGTCAAAGAATTGATCGTCAATATGGTGACTGGATGCACATCTGGAATCAACTCACATCAACTTCTGAGCAACAACGTGCTTATTTTAAAATGGTTGGTAACACTACTCAACTTACATTTATCACAGATCCTTCTTTCTCTGATGTTGATGGTCCTTGCGACTCTTTGGCTCCTCGTCAAGTTTGCGCTCCTCGTAATGCTCTTCCCGAGACTACCCTTTATGTACCTCTTCAATTTTGGTTCTGCACAAATCCTGGTCTAGCTCTTCCTTTGATTGCTCTTCAATACCACGAGGTCAAGATTAATCTTGATATCCGCCCTATTGATGAGTGCTTGTGGGCTGTTACTACTTTGAACTGCCAAACAAATGGTGTTCAAGATGCTATTGGCCGACCTGTTCCTGCCACAATTGCCTACAATCAATCTTTGGTTGCTGCTTCTCTTTATGTTGACTATGTTTTCTTAGATACTGATGAGCGCAGACGTATGGCCCAAAATCCTCATGAGTACTTGATTACCCAACTCCAATTCACAGGTGACGAGTCTGTTGGTTCTTCTTCTAACAAGATTAAATTGAACTTCAATCACCCTGTGAAAGAGCTTATCTGGGTTGTCCAACCTGATCAAAACGTAGATTATTGCTCTTCTTTGACTTGCGATGCTCTTCTTTTCAAGGTACTTGGTGCCCAACCATTCAACTACACTGATGCTATTGATGCTCTTCCTAATGCTGTCCATGCTTTCGGAGGTCCTGCTTCTGTTGCTGCTGACTCTCGTGCTTTCATTGATGCTCGTGGTCTTTTCCAAGATGCTGGTGCTTTGGATTACATCCCTGAGGGTGGTTTCACCGGATACTGGCACGGCCCTTCTAACCCTTACAATGAAGTAAATATGGGTGGTCCAGCTGTTCAACATACTCCTCCTCTTGATGTTGGTTCTCATTTGGATAACTCTGGTGTATCTGATGCTGGTACATTCGTTCTTACTGAGACTTCTTTGGATATGCATTGCTGGGGCCAAAACCCTGTTGTCACTGCCAAGCTCCAATTGAACGGTCAAGATCGTTTCTCTGAGCGTGAGGGTTCTTACTTCTCTTGGGTACAACCTTACCAAGCTCACACTCGTTGCCCTGATGAGGGTATTAACGTGTACAGCTTTGCTCTTCGCCCTGAGGAACACCAACCCTCAGGAACTTGCAACTTCTCCAGAATTGATAACGCCACACTCCAACTTGTGCTCTCAAATGCTACAGTTGAGGGAACCAAGACTGCTAAAGTCCGCGTGTACGCTACCAATTACAACGTGCTCCGTATCATGAGTGGTATGGGTGGTCTTAGTAACTTAGCACTTTTGCTAAGCAGGACCAAACAGTTGGCTGCCATATTAGATATTTGCTTACTAATATGGATAAACAGTGTAAAGCAAATATGCGATTTCGCATTATATAACCAGCTAGTCTCAATCTGACTATCTAAGTCAGCAGAGGCAACATTTCTAAATTGCGGGAAACTCCTTAGAGCCTTTTCTACTACTTCATTTTGTGAAAACTTTATGAATACCTGGGGTAATAACCTAGGGCATAGTAATAATGAAAAGGATTGGAAAATCCGCAGCCAAGCTCCTAAGTGCGCTATAGCAAGCATATGGAGAAGGTTCAGAGACTATAATGGAATGGGTCTGAGAAAGTTAGCAACTTTCAATGATGACTTAAGGGATAGTCCATCCTATATTAAAACATATAGGGATCAATGTGCTTACTCCAATTAAGCGCTTGGTTACTACAAGATACATATTTTATATTGTAATAAAAATGAATTAAATATTCATTATATAATTAATTATATAACGAACAAATGAGCTTTGAAAAAAACAAAGAATTTTTTGAAAATAACTATAACGTTATTGAATATATTAACGGACATTGTAAAAATTTAGGCAAAGACGCAAATATTATTAAAAATTCTATATGGAAAATTTATGAAGATAATAAAGAAATTTTATTAATGTATTGTGAAAGAGACACTATATGTAAACTTTGTCCTGAAAGCTATCAAAAAATAATTAATTTTGAAAATAACAATTGTAATGGTGAAAAAATTACTTGGTTTAAATCAATAAATGGATATATAGTTGGGACAAATAAATTATATATTCATCAAATAATAATGGATTGTTATGGAAATGGAAAAGGCACTAAAAATATTAGCGTTGACCATATAGATAGAGACCCATTAAATAATACATTAAATAATTTACGAATTTCTACAAGGGAAGAGCAAGAACAAAACAGCAAAGGTATTATGGAGGGAACAAAAAGAGCGCGAAAGAAAAGCGCAAAAGAATTACCAGAAGGAATAACGCAAGATATGTTAAAAAAATATGTAGTTTATTATCATGAATATTTAAATGTAGAAAAAACAAAAAGTAGGGAATTTTTTAAAATAGAAAAACATCCAAAACTTAATAAAATATGGATTGGAAGTAAATCTGGTAAAATTAGTATACAAGATAAATTAATACAAGCAAATAAACTTATAGATGATTTAGAAAATAATATTTATCCTA